ATCGAGCTTCATTAAAATCTCCTTACGACTTTACTATCTAAATTAGGAGCATATCTTTGCATTATAATCGGTGAACTGTCAGCAACGCCACGATTTTTATCCTGTAAGGACTTAATTATTTTACTCACTGTATAATCTGGTAAATCTAATTCTCGCCCGATATCATCATTCGACCAACTAAGATTTAACAGAGCAAGAACGTCCGCCTCTCTTTTTGTGAGCAATGGGAAGATTTGCGGACAGACTTGCTCTGCTTTTTTCAGCCGTTTATTTATAGCCTGCACAGAAACATTTAATTTTTTGGCGGCCTGAGCAACAGTCATTCCACCGAATTCACCGCTACATAGCACAACAGCCTCAATCTGTTTCCTTGTCAATCTTCCGTTTTCATTTTTATTTTTATTTTTATTTTCCATTAAAACTAATCCCTTCTGTACATACGGCGAATTTGCCAATTCTGAAACTTCTTTTTTAATTTATTTTTCGTCTCCCTCAATTTTTTTTGCAAATTTTACGCAGGTTGGGTGAACAGTAACGGTTCTACCCTCTGGATAGAATAAACGAGCTACAATCCAGCCCTTTCGTTTACCTCGCTTAATAGTCCGATAACTTTTTACTGGTCGCCAACACTGCTTAATCCAGACCCATGTATTAGGTTTATAGTCCGGCCCAGTCTGATACTCCTTTATAGCTGTTTTCATTCTTTTCATTTTTATTCCTTTTTCTAATTATTTTATCTTCATAAGCAGCCGGGCAGCGTAACATATTTTTTCTCTGCCGATATAAATGTAATTCCCGACATTCACCTTTACACGGTCGTCTATTACATCCACACTTAATCATATTTTTTTCCTTTACAATTAAAATGTTCAGATAACATTAAGCTTACTAATAGTCGAGTTGCAGGATATTTAATCGTTTTATCTTGGTCTTGTATAAATTTTTGAAGCTCCCCCTGTTGCTCTTCAAGTAATTTCTGTATGCCTTGATGATTTTTATTTGAAAGCACTATGTTAATCATTCTTTTTCTCCAGAATTAAAAATCAGTGATTTTGTTTTTACGTCATACACAGCGATATTTTCCCAATCCGGCCAATCTGGATGGTGTAATACCTTTGCCTGTTTAATCGCTTCATTTTTATCGGTGAAGCTGTCTAAATTATGCCGGAGACCATTATTGTATTTTACTAATTGATACATTGTTTCCCCTTTTAGCAGTTTTTACAATTTTTACAATTTTTATATACCCTTAATAGTGTACAGAAGTAATCATAAACCTCTAAGGCATAATCCGCATCATCTATCTCCATTATTACCTCCCCTCCCCCACTCGGAAAGTTGCCAAAAATAACCCAGAATGTTCGTAGGCATTCCTCATCAATACCATTGTCTGTAAATAGCTCGTAAAATGTTCCTCCGCAATCGTCCGAGTACTCGCCCATTTTTTGTAATTCAAAAGCATCAAATAATAAATCTACCATCTTTAATCCCTTTCTTTTATGATTTTAATTCGTGATTTTGTTCATCATCAAACCTTGCTAACGGGTCTGATTCTCTCATTTCAGTATCTATTATATTATCATCAAGGTATCGGGGGTCGACATAACCTGCTGAAAAATCGGGGTCATAAATAAATAATTCAACAGGATGCTGTAAATCTTCAACGTGGTGAAGCTCAAAGACTGTAGTGTCAATATAATTCCCGTCTTCATTCCCTACGACAATAGTGATTGTCCGATTTTTATTTGGCATTTTTTGTAATTCTGTAATCATTTCTTTAATTGTCATTTTCAAACTCCAAATTTCTGGTTTTTATTTTTGTTTCTATTCCTATCATACCTATTTACCATATCAATATCAGCCTGAGCATAGTCATAATCACTATAATTCATAAAACTATCGAACATCTGTAAAAAACAATGCTCACAAATTAGATAATTATGAACGTATTCAACCCCTGCCATTCCACCACATACATCACACGAGCAGGGGTCGTGTGTCTGCGTATAAGACTGCTCTAACCAACCCCATTCGTGAACCCTACCAGCGAACCCCGATTGTGTTCGCTTATCAGCAACAAACTCCGTATCGTGATATTTTTTATAAAATGACCTAAACTTTCTTATTTGTTTCCTGAGAATTTTTTTATCAACAAAACAAGACTCCTGATGCCCATTTTTTATACCGATGCCGAGATTGAAACAGCAAGCCTTAGTTTCTAAATCGCAAATATCGCTATAAGAACCGACACCAATTTTCCAATAATCGGCTAATTTTTGTAGAAAATCTTTACTGCTTTTATCATAGGCAACAACATCATCACCCCGCCTGTCAAACTCAATTATCCATTTATAATCTTTGCAATCGTGAAAAAATGCTGTTGAACGGCAAGACTCCTCATCATCAGTGAGTAAAATGTCAGCCCGTAATTCTATACCGAGCTCGTAGGCTAACAGGCAGCCCAACCTGTCATCAAGACCGATGGCACATAGCCGCCTCTTTGTTTCTCTCACAAACTTTGGCGGGAGCACAGTGTCAAGATGGGCAACGAAAAGGATATGACCGCCATTGTCGATAAAAATACGCCGATTGTTTCCAAAGTCTGGTTCTGTTTCCTCAGTAAAAGACGAAAAATCTTCAAATAGTTTGTCGATGGGTTGTAACCAGTATTTTAGTTTGTTTAGTAATTGCATTTTATTTTTACTTTTATTTTTATCCTTATTCTTGTTTTTGTTCTTGTTCTTGCTCTTGCTTTTCACGTAATTCAGCTTCAGCATCCGCTTTGCAATCGCTGCAATAGTAATAACCGTCAATCTTAGTCAAGCTGTCCAAATAAAAATCCTCATTGCAACCGTTACAATTCCGGGCGAATGTTTCATAGCAGCCATCACAAAGTACATCATTCTCGACACCATAACAAGCCTCATCACTGAAAAGATATCTGCAATGGCTGCAACAATGATAACTATACCTTGCACAATACTCGCAGACAATTATTTGTTTGTCTGCAATACAATAGGTCGCGTCTACACTTACAGTTTCCCCGCAATTTTCACAGGCTACAAATAACTCACCAAAGCAATACTCACAAAAGCAGTCTGTACCCTGCCAAAAGACTGACTCTTCAGATACTGCCTCTCCGCAATTTTCACAAACATAGTGGGTTTCTAACTCTCCATGCTGAGATTGTAATTCATAATCACAACAACCAACATAAGAAATCGTCAAACCTTTTCCACAAGTACAACCGCATGTCATTGTGTCCATATATGGAATATGGCCGTCCTCGTATTCAAGGCCTGAGACTACTAAAGTTTTCAAGTCAGGCATTTTAATTTTATGACCCCATCCATGACTATCGGCATAGTCTTTCAATACATCTTTGAGGTGCTCTGCTGTTGTGTATATTCTATCCATAAAGTAATGCCCGTTATCGAGTTTGTGGACGATAGCCCTTGCAGTGTCCGCGTTATTGTATGCGATAATCATTTGAAACCGTTCAGGGTTCATTTCATATAATAGAGTATAATCGGCACAATTCCCGGTCATACATGACCGACCCCCGATGCAATCTCTATATGCCTTTGTAATTTTACTCCCTGAAACTAATTCAATTTTGTTCAATTCTTCATTTGTCCATAAATAGCTATTTATCGTATCCGCTAACTCTCGAATTTCTTTATCGTTTAGAATGCTATGAAGTTTACATTTGCGAGTGAGATATCGGGACGTTCTCAATTTCATTCGAGGTGTATCTGGTGCAGTATCATAAGCAATATAGCCAACCGATAAATCCTCCGGTTTGCCGGGCCGTTTGTAGTCTATATCACAAATAAACTGCACGGCATCAGATAATTCTGTTCCGTATGATTTATCTTGCATCACGTACTTTTCAATTAACCCGATAATCAGAGAAGATTGCTCTTCTAATGTTTCTATCTTTATCTTTGTTTTTAATTTTGATGCTGCCATTTTACACCTCTTTTTATACTTTTTAACTTTAACATAATGCTAAATAGCATAACGCCGCCAACCACAATAACTCCCATAATTCTTGTTTCGTCATAATTCAGCCTCTTATCTTAACTTTTATATTATAGCATATTTGCTTGTAAAAGTCAAGCCTTTTTTTCATTTTTTCTTTTCTTTTTTCTTTTTCCTTGCACATTCCCGGCAGTGATTAGACAAACCGTCTTTTTTATTTTTCTTCTTGTAAAAATACAGGGTTGTTGCCGGGTATTGCTTCAAGCAAACTTGACACACTTTTATGGGTATGTCTATCTTCTCACCATCAATCCATATCCCATATCCGGCATACGGAGCAATCCTTGCAGCCTTTTCAATCTTCAATCGCTGCTCTATTAATTTACGCTGAGCATTATCTTTTTCGTAGTATTCACGAGATAGCCGGGGCCGTCTGTCTGTTGGAATATATTCATTTCGCATATAGTTTGTAACGCATTCAATACACCAAAGCCGATACCCATCTTCTGTCGAATTATCATAATAAAAATACCGCCTCAAAGCCGGCTTGCTTTGGCCACAACGAGTACAAACTTTATACATTATATCCACAGCACCATTCCTCTTTTAATATCTTTCTGCCTCTTTTATATTCGTTCTTTATTGCAGTATCCAAAATACCATATTCATAGTACAGCCATCCAGCTATTCTAAAAAACACTCGGTTATGTAATACTCGCCGATGGCCGGGCAGGGTCTTTGTCAAAGTTTGCGGATATAATTGACGCTGTATAGCATGAGATAATTCATGGAGTAAAACAAATAAGTTTATATCTGTTTTTTCCCGGCTAAAACATAAGTCTAATTTCTTTGATATCGGATAGTATCCTCCACTCCATCGCCCCGGTTGACGGGGTTGAGAGTAATGGATTTTTGACAGCTTGAAATTGAAACCGTAACGGGTTTGTACTTCATGGATAATGTCTGTAATCCATACAGGCATACCCATATTAGTAATCGGCCTCTCGATTGTAGCTGTAGCTGTAGCTGTAGTCATTTTGTCATTACCTCAAAAACCAAAAATCAAAAATCAAAAATCATTTACCGGGATGTTGCCGATTGACAGCATCCCAGTAAATAATTTTTATCTTTTTTGTCTTATATCTCCTTTCCTAATTCTAATCTTTGTTCATCGTTTTCTAACTCAAGTATATGGGTTTTCAAATGATGGGCGAGATGCCATACCTTGAGCACGTCGTCCCGTTCAGCCCGGCGATACTTATCACACATTCCTGTATTATCATAACCATCGCCCAACGCCATGGCAAGCTGCCATAAATCAGGTATTTCAATATCTTCAATGTTTTCCAAAATTAGCGGGTCAGCATGCGTTACTACTTTTCGTCTTATTTTTATCTTTTTTCGCTTCATTTTTAATGCTCCTTTAACAATTTAACATTAACAATCTTTTGACTAATTTGACTAATCATCGAGATACTGTCGTTACTTGACAGTATCTCAACGAGCAGTCATGAAAGGAGATGTGTTTTATCGTTTATATCAACCTCCTGTTTTTCATTAGATTGTAATAGTAGTCAAGTAACGTTTTCAATGCCGATTTTTCGCCGGGTCTGCAAGTATGCAATCGCCGGAGTGTCTCAGTGTATTTTGCTTTTAATGTCGCATTACTCATCTTATAACCCTTTATCTTATTTGCGGTTTTCATTTCATTTCACAACGTCAAGTATAATATACCATGTTATCTTGCAAAAGTCAAGTAAAATCTCAGAAAAATCAGAAAAAACTTGCAAAAACTTTTATAAATGTTAGATAAAAAGAAAACTCGGATATAAAAGATTAAAAACTTTTGTTGTTGTTAGACGAAAAGAAAACTCAATAAAACTTTTGCAAATGTTAGATGAAAACAAAACTCAAGGGTCTTGTCAATCCGAAAAAGTTAGAAAAATGGCCTTAAGTCCTTGCTATTACTGGAGTTATGCAATTTTTTTAGGTACGTTTTTCATAAGTCCTTGCTATCACTGGAGTTAAGTGCTTTTTTAGAACGTTTCAAGAAATTGTCAAGTTCTATACCACTCAATGAAAAATAAAGTACCTAATATGAGGAGGGGCAGGGGAGAGTAAAAGGTATCTATCTTTCTATATAGTAGTATGGCTCTTGACAATTTCGGAAAACGTTCGATAAATGACCTTAAGTCGTTGTCATTTCCCGATTTATGAAAAGTGTACCGAAAAAAATGACGTAAACCCTTGCTATTGCTGGAGTTACGTGCTAAAATAGAACGTTTTTGAATTGACAAGATTTTTATCGGACGTTATTATCGTTGTTGTGCCGATTTTATTAGTTATCGGACGTTGTTGTCGCTGTTGTTTTTGTGTCGCTTTATCGTTTACCAAACGTTTTTTGTATATTTTCCAACAATGCAAGTATTATAAGAGTTTTTTATTCTATTATAAGCTTATCTAATAGTAATCTTTGAAATTAAGAAGAACATGACCCCATCCATCCAATCCACTCACCAACCCCCCGATTAGCATCCTTGCTTAGCATCCCGTCTCGGCTAACAGGACAGCCGCCAAGCCGTCAAATAGTCAGGTCGATACTGTCAAGTAGTATAACGGCTCAGACGGGCCGTCAGGCTGTCATGCGGCTAATCGGCAAAGCTGCAAAGCTATAATCGGCAAGGCTGCAAGCTGCAAGCTGCAAACCCGCAAACCCGCATTTCAGGGCAGTATGGCAAAATCGCTGTTATTATCGGGCCGGGGTAGTACCCTTTGGATTTTGCAAAATGACAGGCAGAGCGGGCACTCTCAGACACCACAAATTTCTGGCTTTTGACTTCTGCCCCTGACCTTGCCCCCACCTCTTATTTTTACTGGACTGAAACTATCGTAAACCAAAGGGCCATCGGTTTACCAATAATTAGTAATCAAGTCGAAAATCATGTGTTTTTAAACACATCAGTATTTATGCTTTACGGCATCGACATTAAGTTATGGTGGTTATAATAGTTATGGTAGTTATAATGATTGTAAGGATTGTTAAAGGCCTGGCTAAAAAATTTTGGGAAAATTTTGGGACTTTTTTGAAAAAATTTCTGAAAAAAGGTTTCTCTCAGTGCAAATTTACCGTATATATGGAGGGAAGTATTTTTTTACTTTTGTTGGAGTTGAAATTAAAATTAAGGGGCGATAAAATGGGTCTTGAAAAAATAAGTCGGCAGAAAATTGATGAGGCGGATTTAGGATGGAAAACACAGAAATATGTATATCCTATCTCCGATTTACGGGCAAATGGAGTAACTGGAGTAATTTCACAAAGGGCGGTTATCCAGCATTTTAAGCGTTGCTGGCCTGATTTAAAAATTAAGAAAATTCACTCTTTTAAGATAAACCCGATAGACCAGACTGTTACCCTTGTAATTAAGGTAACAGAAAAAGTAAATCGTAATTTACAAAAAATTGCGGAACTTGAAGGACAAGTAGATAAATTAGAGGAAGAAGTACTTGAATTAAGGGCACAGCTTAAGGATAGGGATGGAAATAGAAAGGCGGGCGAATAAAATGGGCGAAAGTTTGGACGATTATGAAATTACACCATCAGACTTAGGCCAAGACCCTGAGAATGACCCAGGAGTTGTTGAAGAGGCCATTGCGTCTGCCGGGGGGCAAGAACAGAAACAAAAGCAGCCGATTCCGAAATGTTTTTCTGCTATTCCGTTTGAAGTGCGGAAAAAATATCGGAAATTGTGGGACAGCTTTGAAATCAAAGATATGTCATTTGAAGATTTTGCTATTGAATTGTATTGTGTAGAAAGTCCCACCATGATGCAACAGGATTTAGGCAGAATCATACAGCAGAAACAGACGGGCAACCGGAATATGGCCGCAAATTTAAATAAGATACGGCAGGTATTAAATTAAGAGTAATTTTAGGAGACTGATATGTTTAAGATAGCTCCTTTAAGAGTAATGAGTAGGGGTAGCCAGCCCTGCGGGGACGCACCCCTCTCAGAACTCAAAATTAACTCAAAAGGTATAGTATAGATGGAATGGCTGGAAAATATTTTAGAAACTCTACGGAACATTTTTCCGAGAACTTTTACTATCTTCCCTGATGAAGCAGGTGTGCGGATTACTTTCGGGACAAGAGTAAAATCACTTGGGCCGGGATGGTATGTTTTTTGGCCGCCTATTCAGCATGTTGAAAAATTAAGTGTCATGCCACAGGCGGTTGATTTACGACCTCAAAGTGTTCATACTTCTGATGGTGTGGATATGGTTATCAGCGGGGCTATTTTGTATCGTATAAGTGATGCTAAAAAGGCTATCCTTAATGTTTTAGATTATGACCGAAGCCTACAGGTTTTAGCTCTTGGGGTTATTGCTGATTTTTTCATGGGAGAACATGAGATAGACTGGAAAATCAATCTTGACAGCCTGCGAAACAGTATATTAACCGGCATACGTGAAGAAGCCGCAGGATTTGGTTTAAAAATAATGAAAGTTTTTATTACCGATTTGGGTTGCACTAAAAATTTAAGGGTACTTGGGCGTGCAATAACTTATGAATCAGAATTTGAAGAAGAATGAAAGGTGTAATAATGAATAATCACGTATTTTCAAACGACAATGCGGGCCATACAGTTCCGGCACACCCCAATGTAGCCGACCCTGTAGCAGCAAGTGGCCAGACTTTGACTAATGCCTCTAAGGATGCTGATACTGAAGCAACTGTAGTTGCTGGTGCAACTTACGCATTGACAGCACAGGAAGTAGGCGGGTTTTATCTTGGCATTGCTGATGTAGAAACTGCTGCTAACATTATCTGGGCTTGTCCTGTCCGAGAAACGATTGTAATTACTATTCCAGAAGGAGTTACTACTTTACATTACGCTACCGATACAGCTAATGCTGTTGGGTATCTTCGGAGGTTATCGACACCATGATAAAAAAGCGTAGTTCAGAATCAAGGTCTTTATTAGTTGTATTGTTGTTATTATTTGCCCTAACAGGACTTATGGGGCTTCACATGGCAGTATTGCATCCTGCACAACCGCCTGTCCAAATAATTGTAAACCCTCCGGCTGAAGTTTTTCAGCTTGACGCTGTTATAAAATCAATAGTAACTATTGAGATTGATGGCTATCATACTGGGTCAGGATTTATAGTTGATGATTCTGGCTTGATAATTACAGCCCGACACGTTGTGGATAGGCCAGGAAAGTATACAGTCGTATTTGCAGATGGTGCTAAACGCAAAGTTCGGGGTATTAGGATGAGTGAAGTATCCGATTGTGCGGTACTGTCGGTATCACGCAAGAATATCCAGGCCTTGAAAAGGACTGCTGATATTTATGTAACGCAATCGATTTTTGTTATTGGAACACCGTTTAATACAAAATTTACTAATTATGTTACTGCTGGCGTTATTTCAAAAATAGGAGTATATGAAAGTTTTTTCTGCGATACTCCTTTGATAATGGTAGATGCGGATGGTAATCCTGGTAATAGCGGCGGCCCTGTGTTGAACGCAAAAGGTGAAGTTATAGGTATTCTTATTGGTGGTTTTGGACAAGGAATAGGTATCAATTATGTGGTTTCTTCGATGGATTTTGTCGATTTGCTCGAAGGTTGGGTGGATGAAGGCGAAAATTGGGACGAACAGTGGGGAGCGTGGTCAGAATATTCAGAATGGGAAGAAGAATTCTAAGCCTTCTGCTTACCAGATGCGTATAACTATTGCCCTTCTTCAGGAAAAACTTGAAAAGCGGCATTTACAGGATGTATATGACAGATTCGACCTTGAATGTACCAAACGTGAGAAAGACTACTGGAAAGAAATGTATGAAAACCTCCGCCGTAAAAAATAAAAAGAAGAAAAAGAAAAAGAAAAAGGCTAAGCGTAAAGCAACCAAACAGCCTACAATTACAGGCATGAAAAAGAAGTTGTGGGCTGTCTTTTCTAAATATATTAGGATGAGGGATTGTTTAGAAGTTACAAAAACTTTAACAAGTGGCAAATGTTGTACCTGTGGACGAAGCTACCCTATAAGTAAGTTACAGGCCGGTCATTTTATCCCCGGTCGGGCAGATTCAATTTTATTTGAGCCTACTTGTGTACATTCACAATGTTATCGATGTAATGTCTTGCGACAAGGCGAGTGGGTAAAATATTTTAGGTATATGGAAAGAAAGTATGGGTTAGGGCATATCAATAGGCTAATGACACTAAGTGAGGAAGAACGAGAAATTACTCCTGAATGGGCAGCTATAGCTTTGAATTATTACCAAGAACAGATTTTAAAAATGGAGGCTGAGCATGGCCGATAAAAATAAATCAGAATCGTCATCTGAATTTGAGAAACAAAAAAAGCAGAATACCTTAATCGGCGACAAAATCCGAGCCGGGACATTATTATCTTCTTACCTTCGTCGAATCGCACAGGAAGAAACTGAACTGGTTAAAGCTCCTGACGGCGAGCGTATGGGCACGAAGGCCGAGGCATTAGCCCGATTGATGTTTAAATTAGCTCTTGGCTATAGAGAAGAGGATGTAAAGACAGGCATTGAAAAAATTGTAGGGCCTGACCGTGGGATGATTCAATTGATTTGGGACCGGATAGAAGGTCGTGCTGCAATGACGAATGATAATCTAAGAAAAAGACGGAAGCTCCCGGCAAAAGTATCTGATGCGAATAAGCAACGGCTGAATGATATGTTAAGGAAGAAGGATGTTAACTGACACCTATAAGCCGACTTTAAAAGAGCCGTTTCCATTAGGCAATCAATATTGGACTTGTCCAAAGACAGGCTTGATTGTTCCTAAGTTTGAAGATGAAAATCGAGCGTGGAGGCAAGAATTACTCCTTCAAGCCGAGCACGATACGATTCTTCAGGCCGATTTACTTGCAGCTTGTGCAGAGTCATTACTTTATTGGGTCAATGCTTTTGTTTGGACTTACCATCAATTTGACGTAGACCCTTTAACTGGTAAGCGGATTGAATCTTTAAGCCCGCATGTACCATTTATCACCTGGGAAATACAGGATGAACTTTTTAATACCTTTGAGCATCATTTGGCAAAAGCTCTTGACTTATTGATTTCTAAATGCAGGGATATGGGAGCTTCATGGTGTTGTGTTATATTTTTACATTGGCTGTGGTTGTTCCATCCTAAGGGGCCACAGTTATTAGAAATGTCCCGTACACGGGAATATGTAGACCAAACTGGAAACCACAAGGCATTATTTCAAAAGCATGATAAAATAAATGAATGGCTTCCAGCTTGGATGTTGCCACCCGATTGTTTGCCCGGCGGTAAATATCGGACTAAGATGCACATGCATAATGTTTTAACCGGGGCTACGATTGATGGCGAATCTACTACTAAGCATGCTGGTTCTGGAGATAGACGGTTAATAGCGTTACTTGATGAATTTTCTAAAGTAGAATTCGGTAGCGAGATGCGGTCGGCTACACGAGACGTGGCTTTGATGAGAATTGTAAATTCTACCCCGGCAGGTGCGGGTACAGAATATAGCCGATGGAAACGGTCCGGGCAGGTAAAAGTTTTTCACATGCCGTTTTGGGAGCATCCTGAAAAAGGGGCTGGTCGGCATGTTGTTGAAAAAGAGAATGGTGGCTGGGAAATCAGGTCTCCATGGTTTGATGTCGAAGAATCAGTAAGAAGTCCGAAAGAATTAGCTCAAGAAATTTTAGCTGAAGATATTGAATCAGGGGATGTATTTTTTACTTTAAGTAATTTTGAAAAGCACAAAGCCCTGTTTGCTTGCGACCCGATTTCTCGATTTAATATAAATTTGAAATCAGACATATCGAATGAACAGGTTAGTAACTATATTAAATCAAGGAGATATGACTGTGTTAATATTCATCGTAGTATGAATGGCCCATTACGTGTATGGACTCATCTTTTAATGGGCAGGCCGGACCAGTCAAAATCTTATCGGCTCGGTATAGATGTTAGTAAAGGTCAGGGAGCTTCTAATTCTGTTATCTCTGTTAAATGTAGAGAGACTGGAGAAAAAATCGCAGAGTGGCGAGATGCTAACACTCCAGCCTATGAATTTGCACGGGTAGCGGTAGCTGTTGCTTTATGGTGTGGCGGGAAACTTCCGCATAGATTACCGTTTATGAAATGGGAAATGAATGGCCCTGGTTGGGATTTTGGTCGTATGATGGTAGTTATATTTGGCTACCCGCATTATTATAAAAGAAGAACGGCAGGGCAGGTTGACGATAAAGAAACAAAAAAGTATGGCTGGCATTCAAGTCCTGATGCTAAGAATGAATTACTAATGTTGTATGATAGAGTCATGGCACATGGTGGATATATAAATCATTCTGAGTTTGCTTTAGATGAGGCGTTTTATTATATCCATTATACGGGTGGCGGTATCGGCCCGGCTACATTAGTACAAGAAAGTTCGGCTGCCAGAAAGACTCATGGAGATTGTGTTATAGCTGATGCCTTGACACTTGAAGAAGGCAAAACTACTTTATTAACACAAAAGTCAAAAGACATACTACCACCTCCAGGTTCTTTTGGCTATAGGATGCAAAGGAAGTTAAAGAAGCGTAAAAATGCAAAGAAAAAAACGTGGAAACACAGTTTTGATTTTCGGGATAACTAATTATGGCTGATGTAGTAAATAAAGTAACGCCTCAAAAGGTTCAAGAAATTGTTAAAACCGGCTTTGACCGTATGCAGACTTATCGGCAGGCCAGAGCTATGTTTATAAAGGCTTATGTCGGACAGTATTATAGTAAACAGTTTGGTCAGACAGGAGAACAGCCGATTAACTTGTTATACTCAGCTATACGTGCGATTGTTCCGACGATTGTAAGTAGAAACCCACGTAATAAAGTTACTACGAGTCATTTGGCATATAAAGAATATGCTGAACTACAGTCATTAGCCTTGGATAAGATTGCTCAGCGTGTTAATTTGAAAGAGATTCTACGTGCGTGGGTAGTATCTGCAATGTTTGGTCTGGGCATTGTTAAAACTGGTATATCTGCCAGTGGTAATGGCATACTTATTGATAATCAAGTTATAGACCCTGGGGATATTTATGTATCTTTAGTAGACCTTGATGACTTTGTTATAGACCCATTATGTAAGAGTATCAAGGAATCTTCGTTTTTAGGCAATTTAGTATCAGTGCCACGACAATTTCTGTTAGATAATGATTTATATAATCATGACCTCGTAACAAGGCTACCATCAGCTACGGCATTAACTAATGGTAAACGGGCCACAGCGGATTTATCACGGCAACACGGTGGCGTTTTTGCTATGAAAGATTTACAGGATTTAGTAAACGTAATAGAATTATGGGTTCCAGACGCAAATGCTTTAGTTACTATTCCCGACCCACGTGAAGTTACTTTTCCTAAATATCTTGGCATTACTGATTATTATGGCCCAAAAACCGGACCTTATCGGTTTTTAAGTTTTACACCACCTGTCGAAAGTAATCCTTTGCCGGTTGCTCCGGTTAGTATGACTTATGACTTACACAATGCCGGGAATCGAACCTTTACTAAAATTTTGGACCAGGCCGAAAATCAAAAAGACATTTTATTATATCGGCCATCACATGCTGACGTTGCCCAGGATATTTTAGATGTAAGCGACCAGGATTCAGCAGTGGCTACTGACGACCCGAATGCAGCTAAAACTGTATCCTTTGGTGGGCAGAATCAAGGGAACGTAGCAATGCTACAACAGATACAGGTGTGGTTTAATTATATGGCCGGAAATCCTGACCAATTATCTGGTGCAAGAAGTGATGCTGAAACTGCTACACAGGCGAATATACTACAAAGTAATGCTATGATTTCAATTGAGGATGCAAGGGACTTATTATATGATGGCACAGCAGGTATAAGTCATGACTGTGCTTGGTATTTACACCATGACCCAATGCTTGATATGGTCCTTGCTCGTAGAAGGCCTGGCATGGAAGATGAACAAATAGTTCTTACCCCAGAGCAACGTAGAGGCGACGTTGAAGATTTTGTTTATAAAATTGTAGCAAAATCGATGACCCGATTAGACCCTGCCCTTCGGTCTAAACGTTTAATGGAGTTTTTAACTAATGCGGTCCCGGCTATGGCAAATTCAGCAATGATAATGATGCAAATAGGCATGCCGTATAATTTACAGCGTGCTATCCTTATGGCTGCTAATGAATTAGAAATCGGCGACGAAATGCAGGAAGTTTTTGAGGACCCTGAATTTCAACAAAAATTAGAGATGTATTTAATGTTACATCAAGGTGGCGGTGGCTCTGGAGTAGGGGGCACGCCCGGTTCCACCCGTAAAGCTGGGCCGATGAGTTCACAAGGTATAATGCAGAATAATGGTTTTCCAATGAAGCGGGACATTACCAGTCCTGAACAAGACGCAAACGCAGCGGCTCAAAGTGGAGCACCGCAAGCAGGACAGGGAATATTTTAATGCCAAAGGCTTTTAATGAATTAGTTAAAAAGGGAGCAAGGATTCGCACTAAGCAATTATCGCACGGTAGGTATGTTCATATTGCCTATTTAAATGGTAAATCAGCTGTGGGCCATGTAAAAAAGAAAAAAGAGAAAGAATCATGGGCTACTAAGTTAAAAAGAAATGTTAAAAAAGAGTTAGCGTCCCAAAAGAAAAAGAAAAAATGAAAGGGCTAATGGTGGCAAAAAAAGAACAAATAGGTGGCTTTGATAAGTGGGAAGTTGAGAATGCCTATAGAACATTGGTTGAGGCGAGAGAGATTCTTAATGACGAAAAGAAAACGGCAGCAGTTAAGATTTATGCTAAGAAGGCCCAGGAAGCTGCTGCTGAAGTTTCTGCCGAATTAAAATTGGAAAAAACTGTTAGTAAAAAAATGAAACGTATGTTTGAGAAGTAAGGAGCTTAAAATGAAAAAGTTGAAGAGTGTGCTGATTATACTGCTATGTATGGTAGTATTAGCTGTCATTGGATGTAGGAGCCTTATGGACGAGCTTACCCCTATTAAAATAGATGAGCGGGCAATGGAATATGCCGGGGTTGAAAAAGAGTCGCTTGGCTTTATTTCACTTGCCGATGCCGAGTACCTGCGAACAGAAATAATTATTAAACATCGAGACGGTCAATTAAATCTAAAACGGATAGCTCAGGATGATAAGATAAAATACCAAGATGCCCTTGGTTTTATAGACGCTAATATTGATGAAGCCAGGGTATTGCAAGGAATTCTTGTTGGCAATGAGGATAATCCTTATAGCCTGTTAGGATTGCTGGCTCCGATGGGTATTGCTGGTTTAGTTGGCAGACAATACTTTAGACGGCCCGGCGATTATACACCGGAAGAAGTTGAAGTGGCTATCAATAAGGCAAAGTTGGAGAGCTAAGATGTTTATAACTGCATGTCTTAAATGCTATGACGGCAAGAAGGGTAAAATAACCGGCATTAATCGAATAGATGAAGATGAACCAATCTGCCCTGAATGTGGCAGCCCACAGTATCTTGTTTATACGAATAGAAACTATGGTGGGTGTAGCGGAGATTATAAATTGACTTCGGCATCGTTAGCTATAAGTCCATCACAAATAAAGGCACATAAGAAATTGTTTCCAGATGTTGAAGTTCTTCCTGACGGGCAATTACAATTTACTTCGTTTCGTAGTCATGACAGATACTTAGAAAAAACAGGGCATGTTAAGCTGCCCCAAAAAAAGAAAACTAAAGGCAAAATTATTGCATAAGTTAATTAGTTACCTAATAGCTACTGGTAGTTACAAAAGTAATTGCCTCTAACCCTAATGAAAGGTAAAATAATGAGTAAACCAGTTGAAAAAACAGAAGTCGAATTAGATACGAAAGAGGAAAGTCTGCTTGACGAAACGCAAACACGCCTTGATAGTATCTTTGGCGACGAAGAAGGCGAGCAGGCAGAACAGGTCAGTTCTACCCCTGAAAATGAACCTGAGGATGAATCTGAGGACAAATCTAAAGATGAGCCTGAAGATGAATCTGAAACAGAAGAAGAAGAAAATCAGGCAGAACAAACTGATTCTACCCCTGCGGACGAGCCAGAAACTGGGAAAGAAAGCACAGAGGAAGTGTCGCTGTCCGATGCAGCTTATCGTGCAGCGATTCATCAAGGATGGAAACCTGATGAAATAAAGGAGTTTTTTGAAGCGTCGCCTGAATTAGCAATACGGACGTTTAGTAAGATACAAGAGTCGACAACTAAGCTATCAAACGATTTTGCTAATATCGGTCGGGCTAAGATGAAGTCAGCTAATAAACCTGCCGATTCTCAGCCTGCTGATACTGCTAAAAAAGTTGACCTTGATGCTTTGAAAGAAGAGTATGGAGCGGATAGTAGCGTAGTTAAAGCTATTGAGGCTTTACAGGCTTCAATACCAGTAAATACTATTCCGTCTGGAGTTACTACTCAAGCTCAGCCACAGGATACACAACCTGCACTTGACCCAAGGGTAGAAGTTATGGTCAATCAGTTCTTTACTTCCGATGCTTTAAAGCCTTATGAAGATTTTTATGGTAAAGGCAAAGACGTTAATAATTTGACGTTACAGCAAAATAAAAATCGTTGGGCTGTCTTGGATAAAGCTGATGAGATTATAGTAGGAGCGGCAGAAATGGGCCGCCCTGTTACAGTCGATGAAGCTATGGATATGGCTCATTTATTAGTAAGTGCTGACGTACAAAAGCAAGCAGTAAGGGCTGAACTTAAAGCAAAAATAGTAAAACGTTCAAAAGGGCTATCGTTAAAACCGGCAAAAAATAAGGGAGTAGCACCGGCCAAGGATGAAAAAGCTACTGCCGCAGATTTAGAAACAAAAGTACAAACAAAAATGGAAAAGATTGGACTGTTGTAAGTTTGAAAGGATAAAACACTATGGGAGTAAAAAATAGTGAATTAGTTGATTTGATAGCCATTACTTTAAACGACCTGCCAAAACAGGAATTTGAAGTACAATGGACTAATAACGACTATGAGTTCTGTCGTATTTATCAGACTGAACGAATGGTTGTTGATGGCGGGCCAAATATTGAGCGTAAGGTAATGCTGGATAATACCGGCAATGCCAGGTATCGTCGGTCTTTTGACACTGATACACCCACTGTTGGTGATGTCATGCATACGATTAAGGTTCCGTGGACTCAAATCGGAACAAATTATTCGTGGGATAAATTTGAGATATTGCAGAATAAGTCAGCGAAAGGCTTTATTAAGCTCATGAAGGTTAGGCGTATTGACGGCCTATGGTCTTTAGCCGACCTTATTGAACAGCGGGCTTGGTTAACCCCGACAAGTGCATCTGATGATTTATATCCTAACGGTGTTCCGTATTATTTGAAAGTTAAAAATGCGGCAGGTAGCGTTAATTCTACTTCTGGTTTTGTTGGTGCGACTATTGATTATCAGGATGGCACGACTGGAACGATTTGTTCCGGTATTGACGCATCTTCTGAATCTAAATGGCGTAACTATGCTGCACTTTATACGGAAATTAACAATGCGATGTTGAAAAGTTTCCGATTGGCATTTATGTATACTAAGTTTAAAGCACCGTTATTTGTTAATGACCCACAGGATAAAAGACGTGCTCAGAAGAGAGTTTATACCGACCACGATACAGCTGCTCAGCTTATGGATTTTGCCGACCAGAGAGATGACAACCATTCTGGTAAAGACATCTTAGGTAATCTTAGAGTTGATGACGGAGGCTTAGTTACAATTAACAGATTGCCGGTTGTTGCAGTCAATGAACTGGATAATGCAAGTTATACTCCGATTTATTGTATTGACTTTGCTAAGTTTATCCCGTATGTTCATGAAGGTTACTGGATGGATGAAGGCGAACCCGTATCGGGTGGCAATGCTCAGCATACCACATTTACAGTATTTTTGGATGGAGCACATAATAACCTGTGCTTGAATCTAAGAACATGTGGGTTCGTTTTGCACAAAGCCTCTTAATTAGTTTAAATAGCCCTGGAGAGCAGCGTGCTCTCCAGGTTAAAATTTCTTAGATGACCCCTATATGTAGGGGATAAGGAGTAAATAAATGAGTCAAAATGTTACTTATAAAACAGCAGAAACAACCCCGTCAGGTGGGCCAAGTCCTATTATTTGGGCTGACTGTCCTGTAATTACTTTTGAGAAAGACCCAGGAAAAGGCATCCATATTATGGAAGATTTCCTGTCTGGAGTCATTGCAGACGATACCAGACCGAGTCCTTACTTTACATTAGTAGGTACAAACCCAGATATTGATGGTGTTAGTGATGAAGTTGGTGGAGTAGTAGAAATAGAGGGGAGCGGTGCTGGCGATGATGAGGCATATCTCGTTAGTAATATCCTCTATGAATTGAAAAAGAACAATCGTAAGAAAATGTGGTTCGAGGCTAAGATAAAAGTTGAAGATGCAGACGATGACAGCTGTATTATCTGTGGCTTAGGTGAGAAGTCTCTTTTAGCTGCTGATGCTATGGCAGACGATGATACTGGCAGTACTACATTAAACGACTATGACTTTATCGGCTTTCATGCTGGTTGCGATGGTACTAACATGGACGACATCGATTGTGTTTATCATGAGGACGGCGACGGGGGCACGGTTACCAGAGTTGATGAAGCTGTGGGCCTTACAGCCGGAACTACTACTTATGACGATACGTACATCCAACTCGGTATGTATTTTGACGGCTTGAAAACCGTTACATTTTATGTAGACGGCGTAGCTGTCGATACTACACTTGACATTGATGATTTTGCAACTAATACTGCAGATGAGCTTGACCCACTCGGTATTATCGTTGGCATTAAAAATCTTGCAGGCACTGCCTCTTTTATGGCAATTGACTGGATTAGATTTGCTTGCGAAAGGTAATTTATAGTTTATAGTTTATAGTTTATAAGGTCCGGCCTTGCTTCTCTTCAACAAAGGTAAAGCGGGCCGGGCCGTTATAAACATCAAATTTTAAATCTGAGTTGAAGGGAAAATTATGAAAGAAAAAAGATTTAAATTAGATTTAAGTGCGTATACTATCACTATAAATGTACGCAAAGAAGGACAGAAAGAACTTGTCGAGGAAGTAATTGATTACCCGATTCGTAGTAATTTATCAGTATGGCTAAGAATGGCTGGTATGTTCAGAAAAGCAGAAGATGTAGCTGAGGCTGTTAGCCTTGCTAAACAAATCCGAGATGCAGAAGAAGATTATGTTATTCTTGATGAAAGGGAAGCACAAATTTTGCGGTCGGTAATAGACCGATTACTTGAATTGTCTGCTGATGGCCAAATGGGCGATAACCCGTTTGGTGGCGAATTACATGAAGAAGTTATCTGTCGTGTTGTTAATATGGAAGAAATAGAGGCAGGATAAGGGGTAAAGATGGCAGAAGAAGTACAAGAATTAAATCCAGTTGAAAAAGAGTTATTAGAAAAACAGGATGTTATTTTAATAGAAATTGAAAAGATTAAACAAAAATCAGAAGCACAAATTGGTTAAAATTTAAAAAAGATTAAGGAATATAACATGGCACAGAAAAGTTATAAAGTTGGTTCAGCAATCGAGGTTGTTTATCAGACGTTAAATGCTGCCACTGGAAAAACGGTAAACATGGAAGTTTACGATGAAACACATACACTTGTTGCAGGTGGCCCAATAGTATTGACTGAACTTGGAGCATCAGGTAGATATTATGGTACTTTTACTCCAGATGCTGCTGGAGAGTGGTCAGTACAAATTGAGGAAGCTGATGGGACAGGTAAAGTTGTAAAGGCATTTTCAGTTGGTACACACCATCTTCAGGATGTTGGGGCTAAAGTTGACACCATTGAAACAGCTACAAATAATCTTGCCACAGAAGTAGGGATTGTTGAAGGTAAGGTTGACACCATTGATGGTGAGATAAGTACTATTGATGGCAAAGTTAGTACAGTTGATTCTAAAGTTGATACAGTCGATTCTAAGGTTGATACAGTTGACGCTAAAGTTGTCGATTTGGATTCAGATGTAGCTGCTGTCGACGCTAAGATTGATAGCCTTGATTCAGATATTACATCAATTGATGGTAAAATTGATGGGTTAACGAGTCCTCCTATGATTGGTTAATAAATGCTTGAACCGTTTGTTACAGGTCAAAATCGAATTGTTTATCAAGCCGTAGCGTTTCAGGCTGGTATAAATGTAACAGCAGTCTTTAGAGACCCATTTTTAAATGAAGGGCCGCTTCAGCAATTTAAAGAATTAGGTGAAGGCTTATACTATCTTGATTTTGATTTTAATCAAGAAGGAACATGGATAGGACTATTTTTTGAAAACGGAGTGAAAAAAGGGTCGCAAGTTTATAAAGTAGCGACATTTGTACCTACAATTGTAACTTACAAAACGCGTAAGACGGGATAAGAGGTAAAAATGGCAGAACCAACAAGTGCATTAGGATTTTATGACCTGCTTTTACGGGTAGCGGAAAAAGTAGGTGTAGCTTACTATGGTAGTGATGGCCAAGGTAAAGCAATCGTACCAGTTGATAGCTTTAACCTGGATAAAATTAAACGAATTGTTAATGACGGTTTTCGGCGGTTTGTATCAAACCCACCACCTCGTGGTTGGTATTGGCAGGAACGTATTGCAGAGATAACACTATCTGCAACTGCAACTGGCACTGCTACTGGGGGAACCCCTACTACTCTTATTGACACTACGAACCGGGATGAAGATGATGACTATTTTAATGACTGGAAATTAACTATCACCGGCGGGACAGGTGTAGGAGAATACGCCATAGTTACTGATTTTGATAGTGATAGCAGCACACTTACTTTTTCGGCTTTATCAGGCGGCTCTACACCCGACACTACTTCAGTCTATCAGATAGAAAAGGTCAACTTGTTGCCAGAAGATTTCGGTGGCGAGGTAGATGGCCCAATTACTTTTGCAGCCAGCACAAATCGTGGGGCTGATATTGAATGGGTCGGAGAAGCTACTATTCGTAGAAATCGGGCCGATTACGTTTCTACCGGCTACACATTAAGAGCAGCGGTTAGGCCTTATCGCCCAACAGCTGGGGCCTTAGGTGCTACAAGACGGTGGGAGTTACTTGTAGACCCCGCACCTGTAGCTGCTGATGTACTGCAATTTCCATATACATCACATTTTAATAAAATGGATTGCGAGACAGGTACTGCTACCGCAGGGTCTGCTACTTCTCTTTCTGATTCTTCCAGAGAAGAGGCTGATGATTATTTTAATGGTTGGGTATTAACAATTATTGCTGGAACTGGTTTAGGTCAGACTGCAACGATTACTGATTATACTGGTAGTACTGGTAAATTTGATTTTTCAGCATTGTCTGGAGGTTCAACGCCGGATAGCACGTCAGTTTATTATGTAGAGCCAGCGTCTAATTTACACCCGGCAGGTTTCAAATTTGATAATGCCATTCTTCAGGCATGTCTGGCGGAAGCTGAGTTACAGATTGAGGAAATGAATGAGGGGGCGGTAGAGTTATTTTATAAAGTAGCTTTGCCATTTGCCCATAAAATTGATGACTTATCACGCCCACGAAAATTGCGTGGCAGACAAGTAAGACGTTATAGGTCGTGGAATGATGTAACATATAATTAATTAATTTTAAACCAGCCCTGATGGATTTGGGCAGTGCGGTCAATGGATGACGGAAAGGAAGAACATGAGTAGAACAAGATTTAATTTAGCGTTTGACCTTCATAATATGGTTCCAGGGCCTGCTGGCTCGTCAACTCCTAAGACTATTTATAAGTCTGATGACGGTATCATATTAGCCTACGGTACTTCTGCACCATCAGATGCAAGTAGCGGTTATGCTGAAGGTTGTGTGTTCGCTGTTGTTAATGGTAGTGGTGGAGCTACTTTGTATGTAAATGAGGGCAGTGCTACATCTTCTGATTTCAATCTTATAATTACAGAAGATAACATTAGTGCCCAGGCGGCTTCACTTTTAGAAGCGGCTGATGTAGCTACCATCATCGGGACAGGTGCTTCATCTATAGACGCTGATGATGCCAACACGATAGTAGATTCTGGTATGCCACCCTCTGGTACTGCCGCTGGTGTAGGGCCGAGTCCGTTAATTTGGGACGACGCACCAGTATTAGATACTATTCTTAACCCACAATTGGGCACATATTATTTCACCGATTTTAAAGAATTCGGTGGGCTTTCGCTTGCTGCGAATGGTAGCGACGGTGGGCTAACACTTGTTGAGCGTACAGAAGGTACATTAGCTAATGACCCAACTGTACCCGGTGGTATTGTAAATTTAAGTTCAGTTAATAATACCGCCGACCAAGGTGGGACTATGCAGATATTAGGTTGTCAGTGCGAGCCAGGAGACGGTACAACTATTCGTATGGAATGGCGATGTAAAGTAAGTGAGGATGGCGGGCAGTGTTTTATGGGTCTTGCTGAAGATGCTGTGTCTGCTATCGTAGATTCTGATGACGCTATAGTAACTAATAATCTTGCTGGATTTTATAGAGACGCTGGTACAGGCGATGCAGACTGGACTGTCGGTTGTGCTGATGGGTCCTCAGCAGATGAAGCTGACGATAAAGCAACATCTGTTAAGACGACATATAATAAGTACGGCATTGTTATTTCTGGCAAGGGGGGCGTTGCTGGCTCGACTATTAAGTATTACTTTAATGGAGCGTTAATACATACTATTACAGATGTTAATGACATACCGCTTCTTTTGATGTGCCCCCAGTTCCAAATGGATGGGGACGATACTGATATAGTAACGATGAGCATTGACTGGCTCAGAGTTCTTGTTAGCCATGCGACTGGTGCATGTAGAGAAAGTTAATGTTTATATAGTTTTGCTGGGGGCTTCAGGCCCCCGGCTTTCCTTTTTGAGGTTGTAATATGGCAACATATACATTGCAAGACTTTCATAGTTCAGGCCCATTTAATTGGGGTTTTACACTACCACATGATATTGCAGGATATTATTTTACGCTGCGAGCACAAGTTTTTACCCCAAGTGAGAGTTACCTCCTTACTCGTGTAGGCATACCATTTTCTGCTTCTACATACCCAAATAGTTGTACCGTAGCAATTTTTTCTACGGTAGGTGGAATACCCTCTACTTTGCTAACTTCAGGAACAGTTACTATTTCTTCCGGTTCGTGGTGGGATTATGTTAACTTTTCCCAACCTGTTAATGTAGTTGCCGGAACACAATATGCGATAGTAAGTACATCTCCCGCTTTTGGGGAAACAGAAGTGCCTTACGACTATGGTTCTTATGACTATGTCGCAGGAAGGTCGCTTTATTGGGACGCTAATAGTGCTAAATGGATAGATGTTTGGCCGTCGGGCTTTAACTATGACATACATTTCAGAACATATTCATCTGAAGCCGCCGTAACATTAGAAAACCCAACAGAAAACGGTACAGGTTATTACTTAAATAAAGATTGGCTTCTTGAAATGCGATGGAACGACCCCAATGGCAGTTCAATTGATAATCACACAGTTTATTTTAATGGTGTTCCACAAAATGATAGGTCAAGATACAGCATAACGGCGTATAAAATGTATCTCGGTATAACCCTTGAATATAATACTACTTATGAATGGTTTGTCAGAAAAGATTTAGGCGGAGGAGAATATATTGATTCAGAAACCTGGCAATTTACAACAATGGACTATGTACCGCCCGCACATTCAACACGAACACGGCCACCTTATGGCGGTGGAGATGATATAGAAGTTCCAACAGGCGAAAATAATATAATTACAGTAGAGCGTTTAATAGCCATAGCAGATAATAAATTTTTCTATGAAGATGTATAGGAGTAAAAATGGGCAAATCAAGACGAGTTTATTTTCCATTGCTGGGTATAAATAAAGGGCGGGTAACTTCGCAGCAACCATTCGCTACGGCTTCACGAATGTCAAATGTACGATTGTTTGATGTTTTAGATAACCGGGCAAGAGGTGGTCAACGCCCCGGCCTTACGCCTTGGGGCAATGAGGACCAAGTTGGTGCGGCTGATAATCCAGTAGTCGCAATGTGCATAGTTTCTTCAATAATGTAATTATATAAAGGAAAATATGGCTATTACTATAACGCCCAAGGTTAATATAAAACGCCTCATAGCAATTGGTAATGATGAATTTTGGTGGGAGACTGACGTGGCTGCGGGAGAAATGGTAGAATTAACTGCTGCAAATGGCGATATTGATACAACAGACCAGCTTAATGTGTTTGAAGCATTTCAAAAGGCTATTGTAGTAAATGGGTCTAATTTAAAAATTGCCGATTTTAATAACGTTAAATTAACTATTACAGCTTTAACTGATGATAGATGCCCGGCAAAAGGAGACATTCTTACACAAGACCAAGGGGACGGTAAATATGCCTATATGGTAGTAGATTATGTTAATACTGCCAGGACAAATATATACGGCTATGCTTATTATGCTGGTGGAGCTACTGCATTTCTTACTACTAAAGATATATCGAGTAATGACGCTACTGGAAGCATGGACCCGAATCCGATACCAAATGCAAATATCTCAGCAGTTACTGCACCGCCGCATTGGTACGATTACTCGGCATATCCAGACGTTACTATAGACAGCACGGTAACTTCTTATGGGTCATTGCCGAATAAAGCGTATCTTGGTTGCCTCTATAATGGCCGAGTAGTTTTATCCGGCGACCCAGAGCATCCATTCCAATGGTATATGTCTCGACAAGCTAATATGTTTGACTTTGCTTACGTTGCTAATGACCCTGGGACACCAGTATATGGCGGAGCTTCTGACCTTGGCGAACTCGGAGATGTCATCCGATGTCTTGCCCCGTATAAAGACGAGTATCTTATTCTTGGCTGCTCTAATAGTATATGGGTATTGTTCGGCGACCCTGCGGCTGGTGGAGTTATACGAGAATTATCATTAACAACTGGTATATTCGGGGCTAAATCTTTTTGCTGGGACAATAATAATAATTTTTATTTCTTAGGCAATAATGGGCTTTATCGTACAACAGTTCCAGGCACTCCAGTATGTATTTCACAACTTAAATTACCCCGATTGATAAAAGATGAAGCAGCAAGCCCGCTAACACACCGGGTTATATTAACCTATGACGCTGAACGGCACGGCATATTAGTAACTATTACTCTATTATCTGATGGTTCTAATAGTAATTATTGGTATGATTTGAATGCTCTCGATGAGCAGGGAATCGGTGGATTTTTTCCAGAAGTCTACCCTGATGACTGCGGAGTTTTTTCTGCCCTTTATTATGACTCCAATACTGCCGCACATCGAAGTTTAATTCTTGGCTGTGCTGATGGATATATACGTAAGTTTGATGATACCGTTAAAAGTGATGTAGTAGGCCAGGACAGTAATGCTATTAACAGTTATGTATGCCTTGGCCCGATTGCTATGTCTCGCAGACCTCGAAGTGAAGGATTGCTGGCTGGAGTAGATTTAACTGTAGCTGGTGGCGGGAGTGATGAAACCTATCAAAAAAATTCTGATGACGTAGATTTTAAAATATATACAGCAAAGACATCGGAACAAGTTTTAGAAAGACTGGCAGCAAATACAAACCCCAATTTTGCTGGCACATTTACAGGACCGGGGAATTTCCGTGGTTCTACACGGCGACAAACGGCACGGGACGTTTACCTTGGTATTAGGTTACAAAATACCACTGTTGACGAGTCATGGGGGTTTGAAGATTTAATTATACATTTAAAAGATTCAGGGAGAAGTAAATAATGGCTACACGGGTTACTACACAAACTTCAAAAACTGGGGTTAGTGCGGCCTCTATTAGAGAAATACGTAAACTTTTTGAAGAGGCTAAAAAAATGTTTGCCCCGGAAGGCGAATATATGGGCGGGATAGAAGCACAGGTTAGGCGTGGCGAAAAAAGGGCGGTAACCAGTGGAATGCAAGGTTTGGCTGCTGCCGGATTAGGCAGTACTTCAATGATGGGCGGCCTTGGGAAAAAATATCAAGAAGAAGTTGCCCAGCCAGCATTAGCACAGGCACAAACTACAAGGCTATCCCACTTGGCAAATCTTTTACAATCACAAGCAAGTGCAGAAGCACAAATGGCTCCACGCTATACTACACAGCGTATTTATACCCCAGTACAGGAATCGCCATGGGCTATACCGAAACGGTCATCTACACAGAAGCTAAAGGTCCCGGCTGGTACATCTTCACAACCCACACCTGCCGCACTTACTGTACCTTCATTAAATCTTGGGCCGTCTTTGAATAAGCCGATTCAATGGGACAAGCCCGTATCAAGTACTTATTATGGTGCAGGTTATGCCGCCCAGCAAAGAACAAAATCGGCCCCTAAATTAAGTTCTTATTATGATTTCAATGCACCTGCATCCGAGCCTAATTATCGTAGATTATTCAGCGGTCCTTATCTAAGCTAAATAAAACATGGGCAGATTGATTTCAAAACCAAATCCTAACGACCTTAATTCTATTTGCGATGCTATTGCAAAATTAGACAATAAGCTCAATACAGCGGCAAAGCCAGTTTTTGCAGGCATGGGGGTTACTGATTTAACAGCTTTACGTCTTGTTGCCACTGATGCCAGTCAAGTTTTTACTTCTGCCGATTTAGCTTCATGGGTAGCTGGTACGTCTAATCAAGTTTCAGTCGCAGATGATGGCGACGGAACAATTACTCTATCAACACCACAGGACATTCATACTGGAGCTACCCCTACATTTGCGGGATTACTTTCTACAGGCGTAGTACAGGCCACCGATTTTGCAAAGACTGGTTGGCCTAAGACTCCAGGAGTTACCCTTTCATTTTCATATCCTACATTTACAGTTACTGACGGCGGAAGTGCATACTATTATATTAACGGTGTAAAATATACCCTTAATGGAAATAAAACAGTAGATATAACGGATACTGAAGGTTTATGGTATATCTATTTTGACGGTGCGACATTAACAGCTTCTCAAACGCCTTGGGTAATTGAAGATGACGATAAAGTACTTGTTGCCTATCTCTATTGGGATGCTACAAATAGTAAAGAGATATTATTAGGTTATGAGTTACATACATTTCTTATGAGCGGAGCTACGCATAGCAGATTACATAACGCTGGTGGGGCAGCTTGGGGTAATGGCTTATTAGTTTCTGATACTGGCTCGGAAACTATAAATGTAGGTATCGGCTCAATGCGTGATGAAGATATAGAAATAGATATTACCGATGGCGATGGTGGCGGACTTTTTGAGCAAGTTCTTTCCCCGGCTGAGTTGCCGATTTATTATCGAGACGGTGCGAATAATTGGCGTATTTATGAAACGACAGATAAAGCTAATACTACTGACCTTGGGTATGTTAATGGTAGTAATGACTTAAAATATAACAAACTAAACGGCACGTGGGCGACCGCTACTGTCGGCACAAATAATTATGTCGCTTATTTTGTCGTAGCAACTAATGACCAGACTGAGCCTGTTGCTCTTATCATGGGACAAAGGGCAGATAATAAATTATCTGAAGCCAAGGCTAATAATATATTTTCCAGCCTTAATTTAGCAGGTTTGCCGTTTCAAGAGCTTATAGTGTTAGCAAGGCTTATATTAAAAGATACGGGCAGCGGGGTTTATTATACACTTGAAGAAGTAGTTGATTTACGGTCATTTAACGCTGAAGGTAATGTAACTTCACCGTTAATAATTTCTCACGCAGGGTTATCTCAACTTGCATGGAGCGAATCGGGGCATTATTTTGATGCAGCCGTTGACTTTAATGCCCAAGATGTTTCTAATATGGGCACGCTTAGCTGTGGGGTTATAACTCAAAGTGGCACGACTTTGGATAATACATATCAACCACTTGATGCTGGATTAACGAGTCTTGCTGCATTAAGTTATTCATCAGCCAGCTTTATCAAGATGACCGGAACGGACACTTTCGCACTTAGAACTATTGCCCAGACTGCTGACGATTTAGAAAGCTCGATAGACCATGATAATCTTGCAAATGTTCATCAAGGAGTAACAACTACTGACCGAGTTCAATTTGCATCATTGGGTATAGGAGTAGCAGGAGAACCGCCAACAAAAAGAATGATTTATGCATATAATACAGCATTATCTACTAATACTCTTTTTTATATAATGCATGGTGAAGTAACAAAGACTGCCGGGGGTACTGATACAAATGACCACATGCGAGGACTCTACACCAGGATAACTATAAATGATACTGGTGCTACACATGGTGAACTTAGTGCTTTAGATTCTGTAGCAAAATTAGTTGACGGGGAAGTCGGAGCAAGCGGGACTTCGAGAGTTATTATGGGTGTCCGTGCACAGGCTGAACAAAACGGTGGTATTGTTTGGGGTAGTGTATACGGAATATTTAATGTAGTTAGTCAATCAGGCGGCACTATAAAGCAGAATGTTTATGGTAATTTTGTTTCTATGTCATTAAATGGAACTATAGACGGCACATCCTATGGGATTTATTTAACAGAAACAGGAAGTCCTGATTATGGGTTTTATCAAGACGGAACTGCTCAGAATGTTTTTGGCGGAGATATTACGGCTGCAAATTATACTGCGGCCAATCTTTTTACAGCTTGTGCTACAAGTGCAGGCAGTTTAGATTTTAGTAGCGATGTAACTTTAACAGTAGCAGAAACAGAAACTACAACGAATTATCATACTGATGCCAGGGCTGCATCCTGGCTCGCTGCTAATCACGAGACCACTTATACGCATACTGATATTGCTTCAAATACTACACACAGGGAAACTACCTCTGGCAATCCCCACAGTGTTACACCTACAGAATTAGGTTTAGTTATCGGAACAGATGTACAGGCTCATGGAGATATACTTGATGATTTTAATACTCTTGGTGCGGCTACTTCAGATGGACAATTTATAGTAGCTACAGGAGCGGGAGCTTTAGCTTGGGAAAGTGGGTCAACAGTCAGAAACTCTTTAGACTTAGGAACAGCAGACAGGGTTCAATTTGGTACAGTAGGTATAGGTATAGCTGGAGAACCGGCGAATAAAACGCTGTTATATACTTCAAACACAGCATTAAATACCCCCTATACTTTTTATGCTATGCGTTCTAATATCGTAAAAACTGCCGGTGGTACAAATACTTCGGACCATTTTTATGGGCTATATAATAGAATGACCATAAATGATAATGGGGCTTCACATGGTAGCCTGCATGGGCTATATTCTGTAGCTGTTCTTACTGATGGTATCTTAGGGGCCAGCGGTACTGTAAGAAGTATATACGGTGCTCTTTGTATAACTGAACCAACTGGTGGCACTATTTGGGGCGACGCTTATGCTTCTTATAATAGGATTGTGCAAGGAGCAGGCAATACAATTAAACAAAATATATACGGGGCACATATATCATTATCTATAGGGGGTACAGTAGACGGCACGTCTTATGGAATTTATTTAGACGATGGCGGTGCTGATTATGGATTTTATCAGAACGGAACTGCTCAAAATCTTTTTGGTGGTACTTTGAAAATAAAAGAATCTGCTGCCGCTAATGGAGATACTGCTGCTTATGGACAGCTATGGGTAAAAAATGATAGCCCGAATGTTTTAATGTTCACCGACGATAATGGGACAGACTATACAGTAGATTTAACTCCAGTTTAATAGAGGATAACATGGATTTTACAGTAACTTTAACAGAAGATGTAAAGCGTGCCATGAGGTATCTTGGATATTCAGAAAAAGACATCAAAGCAGAAATAGAACGCCAGTGCTCTGATATATTTGAAAACCTCATAAAACGAGCAAAAAGAAAGTGGGTAGAAAAAAGAGAAATGAAAAATATCTTTCCAGAACCTCTTACAGAATAGGAGATTACAATGCCAAACTTTGGACAATCTTTAACATCCCAAACGGCTGCACCAGTTTCTACGCCACAGTTGTTACTTGAAAATAATTATCGACAATTACAAGACTGGGGTCGGCGACAAGAACGAGAGTTACGGTCTCTTGGCCTTGACTATGATACCTTGGCTGATAGGATGCAAAGACTACAAATTGAATATGATAAAAAGCGGGCTGATATCGAAACTAAAATGAATACAGTCCAGCAAATTCAACATTGGATGGATTTAGGTATCATTGACCAGTCGGCAGCCGACAAACTTAAATTTAAAGCTGTCCTCCCAGAAGAAGTTACAAATATTATGTTCCCAGAATCAAAACCGGCAAAACTGGGACGCGAGCCATTTACCCCAGGACAGTTAGAAAATTTTCAACCAAGAATAAAAGCATTCGCTGAAGCAGCCGAAGTTAAAGTACCATGGGGCCGGGATAAGCCTCCTACGTTTGAAAGGTTGCTCAAGCAATATAAAGCCTGGCAAACGAGTATCGGCTATAATGCTTTAACTAATACAGAGCAAGAACAAGTTGATAAAGAATGGGACGATTGGGTAAAAGTTACTTATCCAGAAACAGCATGGTATCCTCAGGCACGGAAAGAAATCAGAGCACTCCGGGCAAAAGGCCCAATTAGTCGTAGTGTAACTGCCCGATTCCGCCAGACCCCAATCGGCCCAAAAGAAATGGGTAGCCCACTTAAAGATAATATTGTGGCTAATCTTCCAAAGAAAAAACAGCCTGAAATATTAGCACAGCCAAAACCAACTGAATTATCTGACGAAGATAGACAAGCTATAGCGTGGGCCAGGCAAAATCCTGGCGACCCAAGAGCAGTAAAGATATTAACTTTACATGGAGTACGATAATATGGCTTTTGACCCTGACGCTTATTTGAAAGAACGGGAAACTACTGAGACTGCCTTTGACCCTGACACTTATCTTGCTAAGGCTGAAATTATAAAGCCACCGATTATGTCAATGGCAGAAAAAGCAAAAGAAATGGGTAAAGGTATTTTACGTATGCCTGAACGAGTTGCGGAACAGGTCGGGCATGTTTTGGAATGGGCGGCAGATTTTAAGATGTCCGATTCTTGGATACCTGCTATGAAAGTTTATGGTAACATAGGTAAAAAATTACAGCCTGAATGGCATAGAAGATTATCAGAGGCCAATCGAAATGTTTTACGCAGTCATGGAGAAAAAATATCTAAATACTGGCAAACAGCCGCTGCAACAGGGATTGAAGCTCCGTCTGAAAAATATAAAAAACAGACTTGGGCTTCTGCTTTCGGTACAAAAGCAGTAACAGGGGCATTTGAATCAAGCGGGTCGTTTTTAGGAGCTATCGCAACCAGTTATATAACGAAAAATCCACAATTGGGTATTATACTATTATCTACTATGTCTGGCGGCTCTGCATTTAAGAAACAAAAAGAAAAAAATATTGACGCTAAAATTGCCCAGAACATAGGGTTATTAACAGCAGCTTGGGAAGGATTAACAGAACAAGTGCCTTTTGAAGTTATCCTGAACTCAACTTCAAAATCAATGCTTAAACGATTTTTAAAAAGCGGTACCGTCGAAGGATTTCAAGAATGGATACAAGGAATCGGAGAAAATTTATTTGAATATTTTGGTTATAACCTTAAAGACTGGAAATCAATACCTGCTGCTTTGAAAGCTGCTGTACCGCATTTATTAGATAACTGGCTGGATAACATAACAGCAGGATTTTTAATGGGTGGTGGTGCTGGTGCAGCAATTGGCCCCCGTGGTGGGGCCGGACAAGTGGGACAAGAACAAGAACAAGCTATACAAGAACCACCTGAAACTGGCGAAAAACTCCTTACAGAATTCGACCAAGCTATTCAGGACATATCGGAAGGTAAATTTGATGCCGGGATAGCTGAAAGAAAGGATGCTGGAGTAGCTGAAAAAAAGGTTGCAGCTATCCCTGGCACACAAATAGAATTCGACCAGGTAACAGCACCGATTACTGGAGTTGGTGGAGAAAATATTATTGAGTTTTTCAGGGATGGCAAGAAAGTTCATCAAATAAGAACAAAAAATGCAGCCCAACAAAAGACGCAAGCAGCAGGTTATCGGCAATTATTAGTTAAAATTCCAGCTGGAGCCACCCCAGCACAACAACAGGACAATGACACTCTTTTAAAGCAATCTAAAGCTGATGCAGTACAGCGGTCAGAAGAGCTACAACAAATGGAATATGAGGAATTGTCTAAATTAGCTGAGGACGGTGATGAACTTGCCGCCCAGAGAATGAAGGAAATTGATGCAGAACGGGTATTGGAAGCCGGATTACCCAAATTTGAAGTGCTGTTTGCAAAGATGTTAGAGGGAGATGAAGTTGCTAAGGCTGCTTTGATGCATGGAGAATATCAGGGTGGGAGGTCGAGGCAGGAGGCTTTGGAAGGACAGGCCAGGGTAGAAGAGGGTGCAGAATCAGTAGAAAAAGGCATATCTTTAGAAAGAGCACAGCAATTAACTGGTAAAAAAATTCCATCAGCAATGGAGATAAGAGATTCTTTTGACAAAATGACACAAAATGAACAGAATATAGTCATTAAAAATGTAAAGGAAGAATTATCAGAACTCCAGGCTGAAAAAAGAACCCTTTTTCAATTACGTAAAGAAACATCTGTTCCAGATAAGCCCGTCTATACTCAAAAAATAAATGAAATAAAAAAAGCAATAGAAAGAAAAACATCCCGCCTAACAAAATTACAACAACTCTATGATACGGCCCCCAGCCCAAAAAAACTAACAGCATCAGAATTAAAGTCTCAGAATAAAATAAGGCCGAAAAGTCATGGCCTGGGCCGAGGAAGATTTTGGGAATATAGAGATGAAAAAAATATCTGGACAGTAGCACCAAATAAAGAAGAAGCTGTTAAACGAGCAAATTTAGCTTTGGAAACTACTCCTGCCCAGCCAGTTACAGGAACTGAAGGGGTTATAACAGAAGAATTTGCTCATCCAGATTTTGAAGCTCCACAAGGTCCATTAACAGTGTTCCATGGTTCTCCATCGGGCATAATCAGTAAATTCGACCCGTCATTAAAAGGCAGTAATATCGATGCAAAAACTTCTCAATTAGGCGTTTTCTTTACTAATGACCCAGAAGTAGCAGCATTATTTTCAGGCAAGCCTAAGTCTGACCAAAGCAAAGTAACAGAAGCAAATCTTATTATGAATAAGCCATTTATTATCGAAACTAATGATAAAGGTGATGCTTTTCATAAGTTAAAAGAATTTATTATAGATGCTGCAAGGGACGGTGGTCGGAAAAAAGTAGAAACGTGGAGTGATATAACCACCGAAGATATAGATGACTATGTAAGGTATTTAAAACTAAGAGGAAATGACGGGATAATACTTAAAAATACTGCTGTTGATGCCGTTGAAAATGGGCATACAATGTTCATAGCCTTTGACCCCGGACAAATTTTAACTCCTACTCCTACTCGACTCAATGCCCCTGTCGACCCTTCAGTTCCACCGACTAATGAAATAATACGCAAGGCCGCCACTGTAAAAGCACATCACTTAGCAAAAGCACTTGGCATATTAAAGAAAGGTAAAGAAGGGAAAAAAGACTTTGCAAGAATCAATAAGGATATTACCGGCAAAGCATCCATGGAAGATATGTCGATGGAAGAGGCTAAAAGGGTAGAAGCCTATTTCATTGCAGAAGCTAAGAAGCATGGAATAGTAACTTCAACGGGCAAAGAACTTGCCGGTTTTATAAAAGCAAATACTCTGGCAAAAGATGTCCGGGCTAAAACGGAACAGTCCCTTCCTGTCTTACAAAGATGGCTAAAGGCTCCCGATAAATTAGTCAGCAAATTTTGTTTCCACATGAAACACATTGAGCGATTACTCGAAGCTCTTGATGGCTTTACAGAAGGCCCAGTTTATAACTCAATTTGGACATCAGTCCAGACAGCATTAGCTGGCAGTCGCACTGCCTATGCCGACCGTGTGGGTAAGTTTAAAGAAGCGTTAGTAAATATTTATACGCCTGAATTAAATACAACAGAAGGTGCAGTAGCAGCAGCAACAGCAATAGCAAAAGAATGGGAATCTGACCCAGCTACAACAAGAGTAACTGTTTCTCCTGAAGTAAAAAAAGCTATGAAAGCACGTAAACTTAGTAAACGGGCGATACGTAAATTAGTTGGCGATTCGCTTTGGGCCAGGTTTGTTACCCTTGGTCGGGAAACTACTGTAGAAGCATCCGAAAATGGCCCGGAATTAAAGCTATCACCTACTGAACGAATTACCGTATACTTAGCATTAAAAAATGAAAAAAGCCGGGCACACCTTCTTAACTATAATCTTGCAGCCCATAAAAACCCAATGCTGACAGCCTTAGAAATTATACAAAAAATGCCTACTGAAGAAAAACAAATAGCAGAATATATGCTCCAAGACTTAGCAGCCGATTATGGCCGGGTTAATCAAGCAGCAATCCTGGGGCTTGGCCGGGAAATAAAACGGGAAGATAATTATTTTCCAACTAAAATTAAAAATATTGAAAAAGCAAAAACAGTGGATTTCCTTTCGGCTCTTGAAGATACAATTCCAGAAACAAAGAAAAAGAAAAAAAGTCGTATTAAAGACAAACCTGGGTTTGTAGAAGAAAAAGTGGAACATGCAACCGGAGCACTCGATTTAGACGCTTTCAGCGTTTATCTTAGACATCTTAAACGTGTCGAACAATTTATTCACATGGCTCCCGTTGCTAAAAGTGTCGGCGATATTTTAAACACCGACGAATTTCAGCACGCTCTTAATAATGTAACAGCCGGACACGGAGCTAAAATTCTTAATAAATGGTTAAAGCATAGTGTGCAAGGTAACGCTTTTGACACTGATACCGGCTTTGCTTCTGATGTTGTATTATGGTGCCGACAGAAAGGAGTACTTTTTACTCTGGCCCAAAACATACCGTCAACACTACGTCAGTTTATTTCCGGGTTTAATGTTGTAGCCAGCCATCCTGTATTTACTGCACACATGGCCATACATGTAACTAAAAGCATAGACCCAAGGTATTTTAAAATGCTTGAAAATCGGATGAAAAAGCTATCTCCTGAAATGAAACATCGAAACTTTGAAAGATTCCTGGCCCGCATCAAAGATGAAGCGTCAGTAAGGGGAATAATTACAGGCAAAGAGCAGTGGTCAGAAAAAGCCTTTGCCTGGCAAAAATGGGCCGATAATAGAACAGTAGTTATTGTTTGGAATTCAGTCTTTGACGCTGCCCGAATAAGTGAAGCTGTCCAGAAACAATTTGAAGTAGATGGGTCTGAAGATAAAGCAATTCATCTTGCTAATAAATTAGTTGCCCGGACTCAGCCAATGGGCGATGTCGAGCACTTGCCTAATTTCTTTAGGGGTGGCCCGTTTGAAACCCTTATTTCCACTTTTCAACGCCAAGTTAATAATAACTGGAATTTTTGGGCACATGATATTTATGGTATGCGAAAAGCTAAAAAGATAAGTAGAAGAATGGTAGCCTGGAGAATATTATTTTCTAATATCCTACCTTCAATGATGTTTGGTGCTATTTCTCGTGGTGGCCTGCCTGATGACTGGAAAGATGTTCTCTTTGACTGGTCTATATATACTGTCGCCCCAATATTTTTAGCAGGCCGGATGGTAATTGATGGCTTACTTGGATTTGCTGGTGGTCAAACCGCTGTTGAAGATATAGCTCCTGCCACGATTTCAAAAACTATTGGAGCCATCGTCAGAGGAGACGTTGCAAAAACAGCAGAATATAGCTTGAAAGCTATTGGGATATTAACAGGCAGAATTCCTCAACAATGGATACGAACCGGAGAAGGTATTTATGATATTTACACAGGTGAAACAGACGACCTTCGCCGATTGATATATTCAGACTGGTCTCTTACAAGATATGGTTGGCCGGGCGGAAAAGAAGAAGAAAATGGAGTATTTCCGAGACGTATTTAGGAGTAAAAATGAACGACCAAGAAAGAGATGAACGTATAATTGAAATGCATACAGATATTAAATGGTTAAAATCAATTTGGGCAGAGCATATAAAAAGCCATAAAACTATTAAATATCTAATCTATGCTGCATTGATAACAGCTTTTGTCGGAATGGCGGTATAATTATTCACTGCCAAGTAAAACCCTGGCAATTTTTGACGGTAATTTTATCGTGTCATCAAAGGTAAATTCTATCTTTGGCCATTTAACTTTATTGAAGTCTTGCTTATTAAAGGCCTCCATTACCCGTGCAGTATTAGCAATCCGTTCTGGCGGTATTAGCATACCCAGTCCTTTATGATTCCAAAGAATTATACCCTTACTTAAAGCTAATGTCGTAAAACTCCGGCTATCAATATAGTCAAGAATCGGCAGCGTTGTTTTATCGCAATAGACTATGCAAATTGTTTTTTGCTCCATGTTCATTAGCCCACTTCCTCAATAAATTTTATAACGGCTTCTCTCGTAGTAAAATATTGTCTTAGCCGCTTAACAGTTTCAAGTCTGACTATCCTACCGTCTTTAGTACGGCATCCCCCTCCTTCTCCTTTTCTAATCCATTTATAAATTGTGTCTTTGCCCCTATGTACCCCAGTTAATTCTACCAGGAGCTTAGGAACATCACTCATTGGAACAAGTTTATCATTTTTACCGATTGTCATTTTTTAACCTTTCAAATACATTACAAGTTTTCTGATGGAAAGCAAAAGTAGGAACATCCCCACGATATAATTCATGATTACTATCCGTGCCTACATAATGACCCCAGTCAATATAGTCTATTAAAAAAGTTCTAAGCGACCTAAAATTGTCCACCGCTATTGCCACATGGTATAGCCGACCAGCAAGGCTTTCAAACCGGACAATAAAACCGGGAGAATTACTATTAGGCAGCGGTTTAAAGCCACCAAGAAGAGTTACTGATTGGCCGGTCTGTAAGGCCCGTTTAGTCGACGGGGTAGGAGCATGGTCTTGAAGCCAGTTTATTAGGTCAGTCTTGTTTCGCCAATTTATCACGGTATGTCTGTCCGAATAAATGCCTCATCATCAAGCCATTTGTCGACCCAGTAAGCCAATGTGCCGTGTAATTCAACTAACCATTCATCTTCACATCTTACACACAACCAGCGTAAACCATCACGAGATTTAACGACCTTATGGCCAAATAACCGGCAAATCATTAAATTCATATAATCATATAGCCAACAAATTATAGTGTTTAGCCATTCTTTCATTTTAAACTCCCATACCATTTGCATAATTCATTTTAGCCTCCTGTATTATACGCACTCCTTTTATGTTACCTTTGGTATATATCAGATGCGGATAATTAGATTTGAAACGCTGCGAAAATTGAGCTTTCATACCGCTGGCTATGCCGTTATGCCTACTCCAACCACGCCATACATCGAACAATAAGTTTATATCTGCATAGAATACTCCGGGGTCCTGATTTTTATTATCTTTTGCGAATTCACAACATTCTTCTACAAATACATATATCGGAGATGATATTGCCCTGAACTGGTTTTGAAGAACTACTGAAGTATCTGGCAAAGTAAATTTTTGATTTTTTCGTAATCGTTTTAAGCCACGAAGGGCAAAATTAATCAATTTGCCTTTGTCAGCTTCTTTATTTAACCGGGTTTTAAGGTGTCTATCCTCCCTACCAGCGTAAGAATTTTCAAAGAATAATAAATTTAAACGTGGCTCTAATGCAGAAGCATGGTCTGTAAAAGCTGGCAATTCATTCATTGCCATAGTAAAACGGCACTTTAACTGTACAGTCGGAAGCTGTGTAATCCCTTTCCGATTAATTGTTACCGGGTCGCCCCCAACAATTTGCAGTAATTTTTCTAATGCAGAGTTGGCCTGAGTAGCCCGTGGTGTCTTAGCATCCCCAATAAGGGCAGCTAATTTACCTTCTAATGGCTGTAAGCCAAATTGCCCGCATAACGATTGAAAACTGGACTCACAACATTGCTCGTAACCCAGCATGTGCCGCATAGCCTCCAGCACTGTTGATTTACCAGACCTTGGGCGGCCAGTAAATATCATCATCTTTTCATAGGACATATCGGGTACGCAATTATACCCCATCCATTCGGCAAGTAAATCAATCTTAGTTGAGTCATGATTAAAAATATCAAGAAGGAAGTCGTTCCACTCGTCCGATTCAAGGTCCTCATCAAAGTCATACGGTATAACATTTCTGGTAAAAAATGCCGGAGTAGGATTATGCAGGACTATTTTGCCTTTTTCATAACGGCTAACATCAAGTATACCGTTTTTAAATGAAATTAGATTTACCGGGTCAGGATGTTTCTCATCGTCCAGCCATAAAGGTGGGTCTTTAGTAATAGGACACCACCTATTAAGAGCGTCAAAAATATCACTAACTTTTGCACGGGACGGTTTGTATGGAACAACAGTAGTTACCCCATTGGTGTCAACTTTCCTACATTGTTTACCTTCAAGGTAGCGATAAAGTTTTCCTCTTAACAATTCCACCGCCTGCTTTTTATAGCATCCTTCTGAATATTCAAGCCACGCACCTTTATATAATCGAATCCTTGGGAACCCATTCTCTAATAGCTCATCTTCCAGCCAACTTTTCGCTATGGTATGAGCTACCTCATCTTCAAAAATATTATCCGATGGAGCAGCCCCGGCCCCATCTATTTCTGTCAATAAAAGTTCTTGTGTTAGGCCATTTTTAACCCAGGCCCGTAAATCTTTTATGCCTTCAGGCGGCATTAGTTTTACTACATTTTGTGTTAATTTACAAACTGTCAGGAAAGTTGCTTCCATTCCAGCCTTGCCTGCTCCAGCATCGTTCTCCCCAATAATAGCTACGGCCCGATTATATAACGGCATACTCTGTAGTATCTTCAAGCCGCCCTGGGCTGATGGCCTACCGATAGCCTGAAAACCAAGGTCTAATGCAGCAAGAACATCAGTTTGTCCTTCTACTATAAGTATCGGTAAATTCGTTTGACCTAATACAGTCTCACAGTGGGAAATATTACCCTCTGGTTTCAAAATATGTAAGAAAGTACCTTCTCCACATGGTCCAATTGAGCCTGTTTCATTACCGCAAAGCACCGCTGCTGGATTTTCAATATCATCGGCTGATACCATGCACCATTTAGTCCGGCCACATAATGGGCAAGGTAAATCAACAGAACAACGAACCCAATTATGGCGGCCTGGAACATAGCGTTTTTGATACTCGCCATACTCTGGATTAATAACATAAGTCAGGCCACGTTTTGAACCTTCAACGGTACATTTTTTGCCATCATTAAATCGGCGGGTTAGCCCGATTACTTCACCTTCAGCATTACGTTCTGCAAAAATCCAAGAAGGCCCGGTAAATTCATAGCCCACACCCAGGAGTTTCAAAGAGTCTGTAGTTACGCTGAGGTGCTCTGCAAGATAATTTAGCATGCCAGGGTAAACATTTTGCTTATATTCCTCAAACAAAACTGCAAAATCTAATTTGGGCTTAGGCATCTTATTCTTTCTTTTGTCTTAAATTTTAAGGTAAAAATAAGATAGCTGGTTAAATGAACGGTGCGGTTACCTGCCAGCTATCTTATCTATATAAGCTGAACTTATCCGCATTCTCCGAGAACAGTATCGACAATTTTACTCCAATCTTCACCAGAAATTTCATCTTCAATTTGGCCAGGAGCAACTCGATGCATAGCTGCTGTAAAAGCAGTAGCTAATTGTTCATCACTAACAGTTTTTAGTTTATTTTCATAGCATTTAGCCCAAGCTGTTTCATACGTAAGCCCCTCACTTTTAGTAGCAGGCGGCACGGGCGGGATAGGCGGTGCAGCAGGCTTCTTATCTGCATTCTCAGGTACAGGCTCAGGTATGGGAGCCGCAGCCTCGGCTATAGCTTCAGTTTCTGTCTTTGCAGGAGGTGGCGAAGGTGGAGTTATAGCGGCTGTAGGGGCTTTAACGGTTTTAGCAGATGCAGCTTTACGGCCACCACTTAGATTCTTCAAAGCAGTAGCATATCTGGCATTCATTTTTGCCAGTTCGTCAGGGTCCAATTTTTTGACTGCACCCGTGCCAGGAACATCATCATATTTCCCGATACGTGCAACACTAGGTTTAGTTTCGTTATTAAACGTGTTAGCTACAACCTCAAATTGAACCTTAGCCCCTTCAAGGTCAAGCTCATTCAAGCCAGATAAAGAAGCCCCGTCCCACTCAAATACATTTTGAATGTCCTGTGCATGAAAAATCGGGTTGCCTGTTTTATCAAATAACACTAAATAAGCTGTAATCTCACAGTCATCCCTGGGAGTCCAGTCAACCCATACCTTTTCGTCAAAGTCATACTTTTCTAATGCCCGCAATTTTATCACAAGTTGAGGTAATTGATTTTCCTTTGTAGCACCTACGGCATGCTCTATAACAACGCCACGATAAGGTGCAAACTCTTGAATTAAACTCATAATTTTCCCTTTCAAAAAGTGTTAATTATCTTTAATTTCTTCGTCAAATAAAAACTGCCAGATAGAGTCATCATCCGGGCCAGCAAATGCAACTACTGCTTTGTCCAACCCTAATGTACGAGACTTTGCTCGAAAATGTGGCTCAGGGTGAACAAAAACTGCTCTTTCGTCTGTACCAGTAATTTTTTTATTCTCATTAACAACTGAAAACTGATAGCCAATACGAAAGATATGGTCCGCCCATTCACAATAAAGAGCCTCAATATTAGCATTTTTACCACTATATAAACGTGGCCCTTCACGTAAAAAATCTTCTCCGCCTGGATTAGCGATATTGTGTGGCGTTGACTGAGCAATAATAATAACATTCTTATCACGACGTATTAAGGCATCACAATCTACTAAAATTAGCTTCATTGTGTCATATAGATGCTGATAGCCTTTATTATAACCATACCGTACAATGCTATCCATTTTCACGCCTTTGTCATTTGTAATGTTTGCAAGTACGTAATCTACTGCCCATTCTTGTAAATAAGTAACTTGGTCGATGATAATAGTTTCACAGCCATCATAAATATCAGCCTGTAATGCTGCTCGGACATCGGCAAAGTCAGTAATACCCGGAACATTTCGTAAACCCGGTATCAATTTCCCGCCATCATCGATGCCGATAAATACCGGGAGTGGAGCCATGCTTGCCAAAGTAGTTTTACCCATGCCTGATTCACCATAAATAAGAATTCTTTTACCCTCACCTGCACAATTCCATGGTTGGACTGAAAAGCTCTTTACTGATACTTTAGTTTGTGCCGGGGCAATTGGTGGAGGCGGCGGCTTAGCACTGGCTACCTTTCTCGGCTGGGATTTTCTTTGTCCTTTATTCGACGCTGTAGGGGGGGTAGGTATCTTACTTATATCTAATTTTTCGATTGCCATATTTTGCCTCCATTTTAATTTTATGATTATTTTTATTTTCTAACCAAGCCTTCAGGCAACTCACCATCAGGGTCAACTCCATTATAGCAAATATCAATATAATCACATCTATATGTAGCTTCACATTGACGCTCACAATGATACCAACTCCCTAACTTGAAATGAGACTTAATTGAAGCTAAGATACCAGATAATTCATTAAAAAATCGGTCAATTTCAGCATCAGTTTTTGGTATCTCCCGACGGACAAAATAATGTTCAGGCCGTTTTGCAATATCAACAAGAAGCCTGGCTCCGTACATTTCAGGGGTTTCACAGATTATAAAAGTTCCTTCTTTTGCACCCGGTATGACCTTAGCCTGTACGTTATCTACATATATTTTTTGTTCTTTCCCGTCGATTTTAGTTTCTACTACTTCAAATTTCTGCCCACAATACATACCATCATTGATAAATTGTTTGCTATCTTTTTGAGTTAATCTTTTAGGAGAAATTTGTGGCTTTCTAAAAACGCTATAAAACAGACTGTTAATAGGTTTGGTAAGCTGTGGCAATTCTCCTTTAGCCTGGAGCATCCGCATAATATAAAGGTATAAAGTAGTCTGCGTATCAAGACTTAGATGATTCCAATATCTTGAACCGGGGTCAATACTATCAGAAGTAGTTTTATGCTCAACGATACCGAGACTCCCACCTAAATCGATTACCTTATCTACAAACCCAGTTACTTTTAAATTATTAATTACCCGACCGTTTTTATCAAAAATTGGGGTATCAAATTTAAATTCCCGGAGTACAGTATTTAAAGGTTGTCCGGCATAATACCATTGATATGCAGCCGCAGCGTAAAGAAGCCTTACCCGTTCTACAGCCCATTTTTCAGGGTCCATTGAAGGTGGCATCCTGGAATAAGCATCATCAATTACTTTAGTTGCAGCAAGCAACGTGTCATAAGGGACCAAGCCAATGCCATCACAAATAGGACAGCCAGCTTTAGCGGCTTTACCGTCATCTGTATTAAATACACAAGTACATGCTGTTCCAGGTTTCAGACTCATAATCTCCATTATAGTATGCCAATTTGTACCTATTCTAAAATGGTCCGGTTCCTCTGCTTTACGGATGCCTTTAATGTATCTTAAGAAATACTGATAAGGACAGGTTTTAAAACAGCTAATTGATGATGCAGATAGCTGCCAGGATTTTTGTTTTACCATGATTATTCTCCAATAAAAGTTTTACAGTCTTTACAGCCCCCATACGTAAAGCACTTACCACAGTGCCACCTGTCATATTTTTTATGTGGATTCACATATCGATGCCTATATTTATAATGTGCCCAAGAACAGTATAGCCATTTCTTAGGCCAGTCCAGCCACCACATTTCAGCTACAAGTTGAAACCAATACCAACGGCACAGCCAACGCAGTCTCCAGTCATCTTTTTTCCACTGTTTTATTTTTTTAGACCAATTACTCATAATTATTTTCCTTTCACAATTATTTAAGGTGCATGGTGGTCAAATGTAGTATCATATTCTTCTCTTTTTGGGCAAAACTTATGCATTGCTGCTATAATAGCTCGCCCTGCCTTTTCAGCCTCTTCTTCAGTTTCAAATTCTATGCAGTAATTTTTTGTCTCAGTACGGACAATTTTCATTTTAGCTCCTTACTTAGTATAAGTATTACTTATAATACCTTCTGCTGCAAGTGGCAAACCTTCAGCCCATTCAGGCCCAGAGCTAACAATATCTAATACCTTTTGTAAATTTTCCTCAGCAGAATGGGCCGGTGTTACTGCAATAATCTCGTCATGTACATGTAACACAACCGGCAGGCCTGCTTTTTCAGTTTCGAGTATCCAATGCACTAACAAATCACGAGCAATTGCCTGAACTATATTTTCTACCAAGCTCCCACCCCACAAATGGCCATGATAGTATTTTAAATCATTAGTTTCAGCACAGCCACGACTAATGGAAGCCTTAGGATAGTATAATACCCGCCCAGAAGGCAGTTGAATATTAACAGTTTTATTTTTATTCCAAAAAGTAAGTAAATCTTCTGAACCTAATACAGCATATCGCATCACTTCATGTGGGTATTTTATGACTAATCGGAAACACCTTTCAACAGATTTCCAAAGGGCCGGAATGCGAGAATAAGTCGTCCGGTATCCTTTAATTAGCTGCTGTACAAATAGCTGGTCATACTGTCCGCTATCAAATAAAGGACGCAATCCAGGATTTTCAAGGCAACGTTGGTAGAATTTAGCAGGACCGAGTCCGAAACCTGAACCAAGAATTGTATCCTTTGCGAATCCTCTTCGTATAGAATATAAAGAATAGATTGAAGGCGGGTCAGATTTCTTAGGCTTGCGTAATCGGGCACCAAATAATTTTGCCCCGAATTCACTATAAATGTCCCGATTCTCAGCAAATGCTTGTATCATATCTTGCTGGCCTGCCAACCAAGCTAAAATTCTTGCCTCTATTTGGGCTGAATCTACTATTATAAGTTTGGATACATTAGGCATCTTTGTTATCGTCTAATAAAGCTATATCATTTTTTATTTCATTGCCCCACACGTCCCAGCCAGGAACCTTTTCACGGGCAAACAATTCTATACGAGGTAAGTCTCCGACAAGCTGTATTATATTATCACGAATTATATCAGGTTTACGGGAGTGTTCACGTAAAGGCGAGATAACTAAATTTCGTACAGAAGCATTGATTCGTTTAATCCTGCCTTTTGTAGCAAGCAAACATAACTCTGGATTAGAACGGGTCCAATTTCCACCGCCGAAATGATAAGTATTTTTCCGGGTTTTTACCCAGGTAAATGCAACTGTTTTATACTGAAACCCCCATGCCTCAATACATTTCAAAGCAAGAGGTATTTCTGAGTTCATAACCCATAAAAATAAGATGCAGTTATCGTCAGCTATTTTATTGATAGGCAGAGCAATAATATCTTCAGCCTTCATAGTATCATACATACAGTCTTTTGCCTGCTGGCTCAGCCCTTTACGCTTGCGGAAATTAAATTTCCATGGAGGGTCAGCATATATTATCTGATATCTTTTAAGCATACAATCCCTTTAATTTTTAAAAAGTTATATCACTTTCTACTTCATTACCCCATACGTCCCAACCGGGAGTTTTTTTACGAGCAAATAATTCTATGCGAGGTAAATCTCCAAAAAGCCTAACTATCTCACCCATTATTTGAGGGGGTTTAGCAGAATGCCGACCACGGGGCCACATTTGTATCTGCTTAACATTTTTAGCCATCCTTTTAGGCCTACCTTTTTTCCCAAACAAACATAATTCTGCATTGCCGTTCACCCAATGCCCCAGCCCCGAATAAATTCCTGCCCCTTTAGGATTTAATTTAACCCAGTTAAATAAACAAGTAATATATTTAAAACCCCAAGCATCAATTACTTTCAATGCTTCAGGAAGTTTTGGCATTGTAGCCCATAACGCTAATGCACAATCGTCAGCACAAATTTTTGATACTGGCAAAGCCATAATTTCAGATAAAGGCATCGGGGGATATTTAAACCCACCTAATTTAGGGTTGCAACCTTTACGGTCATCATATAGCCAAGGCGGGTCGGCACATATTATATTATATTTTCTAAGCATACAATAGCTCTCTCATTTTAGTTATCGATGGATGGGTACCTTGTCCAGCCCGGCCCCTGCCTCCTAAATTTTGGAGACAAATCCCCCCTGAACCCGAAAAACGGCCAGTGTGGCAGCCGAAATATGAGAGGGGTACGGGTAATTTACCGTTACACACTTTAGCCAGTTCTTTCATAGCCAAAATACGTTTTTGATGAAGCGGCCAAGACTTCACTGCCTGCCGGGCCTCCATTAAATTACGTACCTCATCTTTAGGATGAGCTAAAAGTAATTTACACCCGTCATCTGTCTTTGCAAGAGCAGGGCCAACGCCGGGCTGTCCGAGCAAGGCCGTCATTTTTTTACCCGGTCTCTTATGTGGTTTAACAGGCACAGACTCGCCCTTTGGCAGTACTGCCTGTAATGCCTCAACAAATGACAAATTACCTGATAATTTTTTTGCCGATAGCCCGGTTTTCTCACAGGCCTCAGTAATATATTTTTGCATATCTTCAACTAACTTATCAGCTAATTCAAAATCGAAATTTAGCCGTGGCTTAAGATAAAGGTCAATTGTATGCCGAGCAATTTTTAATTCAATCTTTGGGTTAGTTAGATACGGCAGGAGTATTTTAAACAGGGCATATTCTAATTCTATGTCATTTATGCAGTAATGATACATTGCTTGTCTTTGTTCGTCCGTCATATCGGCAAGATGCAGACCAAGAAAACTTTTAGTCTCACCTTTAGCCGGTAGCTTTTCTCGTTTTGCCATATCTTTCAGCTTATGCGACCGGCGGCTGTCAAAATGAGCGTCAAGATGTTTTAAATCAATCATATATTTTGGGCTGATTTTATAATGTTCCTGAAGGATTAAAGCATCAAACTGGACATTTTGTATCACAACTGTAATGTTTTCAAAGTCAGAGCCATAAGCAGCTTGCATAGTTACAAAATATTTCTCAAGTAAATCAGCCCATACAAAAAACGCCTCACTGTTATCGTGGGAAAACTTAAACCCACACCCGATTGTTTCAAACCTATCATCGGTAACATAGGCCCAAGTACTCATTTTAGAGAGACTATAATCCTTATCAAAATAAGTCTCGAAGTCAAGAATTACAAAATCTGAGGGATAACCAGCCGATTGTAAAACCTCAGTAGTAGTCATTATAGTTCCTCACTTAAATAAAATCCAGTTTTGATGTTCCCTGCAACCTTTTCATGTTCCCACGCTTCAATAATATGGTCTAATTCGACTAATAATGACTCAATCCTTTCAGGATGCTCTTTTTCGCATTCCCACCATTTTTGTATCAAATTACGGATAACGGCAAGCAAACAAGGCACTTTCAGTGGGCGAGTACTTTTTTTACCAGACTTTTGAAATCGGCTAAAAGGCAATCGACCTTCATCTTCAATTTTAGCCGGGTCGATACAATTTTTTAATTGCAGAATTCTTAATTTGTCTTGTGAAGTACAAGTTACGTTATAGGCCTTCATTAAAGTACGTTCTATCCAGCCATGATAATATCGGCGTAACTGAAACAACCTCGGATTGCCAAATGTGAAGCCTTTTTTTGGCACTATTTTTTGTCCTTTAATTTTTTCATTTCCTTGTCAAATGTTTTCCGGTCAATCTTACCATACGCTAAATCGTGCCGTAAAGCATATTCTTCATACGATACTAAGCAAGGCCTACGTCTATCACCTTTTCCAGCTTCAGATTGACTCATTTCTCACCCTATCGAGCTCAGTTTGTAAACCTACTTTTGTGGTACCTCTCTTTTATCCCACAGGGCATGATGAAATGTTGCGGGATGCCATCCAGAACTACAGCAGCAGACAGCATTGGCCTTTTTCTGGCATTCCTGCCATAGGCGAAATTGAAAGCATCTACATCAATTAAACAGCCCGTGTCTAATCCAAATGTCCTACGTAGGGGGTTAGAAATCCATTTTATACCAGAGGCAGAGTGGCAATGTCCCATAACTGTGGACATCAACATATCTTTCATCACATTGAAAGCTGGATTGATGCCAGAACGTCCAGTGCCATGCCAATAATAAACATCATCAATAATAAAATCATTCGCCCAAGTCCAGCCAGGCGTATTCCATACATCAGAATAATTTCTTAAATACTGAGGTGGAATATTTACTGATTCGGCCAACCGGATAACTCTGATATCGTGGTTGCCGAGACAAACTTTCATTTTTGGGAAGGCTCGTCGCCATTTTTGAATAGCCCGTTTTGCAAGATGATATTCATCAAGTGCCCCGGCACACTGAGGGTTGTTTGCGTGAAAACTTATTGCTTGCATATCTACAATATCGCCGATACACACTATTTCATTACACTTAAATTTATTACGCAAATCTCGGCAAAACGCCAAAGCTCCGGGGTGGGCTACTGGATTATGCAAATCTGGAATTATAAGCACTTTTGACATTATTCTATATCTCCACTGGTAATAATTTTTTTATCCTCATAAGGGCCAAGTATTCTACGCTCTATTTCCGTGGCACATTGTCTTAATTCACCACAATAATTTTTTATGCTGTTGTAAGACTTGCTGACGTGTCGCTTGAAAAATGCAAATAAAATGTAATTTAGGTCGCCATCAGCCTCTACACATTCATTGTACATACACTCTACAATCGGGTCTAATTCTTTCCTCCGTTTTTGTTTTATATAGGGCATGCTACCTCCAATATTAAGCTCTAAGAAACTGATGTGTAAGCCATGCACTTATTTCATCTATATTACTGAAGATTTGCACTGGTTTTCTTGTTTTTAGTGCGTGATTATACTCAACTAATCGGCCACCTTGTAATTCATCGCCTTTAGGAACATATACGATAACCCCGTCTTGTTGGTCGATAATTCGGCAATCAACGTCAAGAATCGCTTCTTCTGAAAGATGACCCATACTATAGGCAATTTGTACAAAAGTTTCATTCTCAGCCGGGACGTATAAATCTAATTTTGGCCCGAACCTCTCTCGAAGTTTATCCGCAATCTGCATTGCTTCTGCACAGTTTGCATTCTGAACTTCGAGAGATGCTTTTAATCCGGCCTTACCACGTATGGCGTGTGAAAAGTAGAATTTCATTTAGCTATCCTCCTTTAGTAAAGTTAGTTCGTCAGTAAAAAATGCATAATCATCATTGCCAACTATCACAAGATGTTCATTGCCATCAGGGCCATACTGTTTTTTATATGTTCCTATATTGTTGTTATTTTTACAAAGCGTAGCTATGGCAGATGTAGTTTTAACATCATTACGCAATTTGATTTTTACCTTATCCCCAGCCTTAAATTGCTGTACTTTCACTTTTGATGGTCGCATAGATTTTTTATAATAATGCGGCATGTTATATAAATACCTGTCATCAAATTTTTGATATATTTCTGGGTGGGCCTCAAATGTAATTAAAAAAGCTAAATTACAAGCCATGTGCCACAAATGGGACTTCCCACTTTCTAAATCATTTTCTTCACCTTTCAACCACGCAGTAAAATGCCGCATGATAGCCCCGATTATACGGCCATATTTTATGCCAGTCCGCCATTCTTGGGCGGCATATTTCTTAGCCCCGAAAGTCAAAATATGGCCTACTGCCTCTATAAATTCGGGTGGTAATAAATTTAATTGATTCTTTCCACTATCATGCTTAGTTCCCATCACAACCCCCGCTTAACATAATCGGCTAATTGATTTTTATCTTTTTGCCAGCAACAATGCTTGTAACGCATCATACTACCACATCGACAAAGTTCATTCCTACCTCGTTTTCTATGTGTTCTTTTAATCGGTTTACGAACAGCCCGTGCTGATTTAATCCAGCCATTAAGAAATTTTGGAAGGGTAAAATCGAGCTTCATTAAAATCTCCTTACGACTTTACTATCTAAATTAGGAGCATATCTTTGCATTATAATCGGTGAACTGTCAGCAACGCCACGATTTTTATCCTGTAAGGACTTA